CTAACTAAAGATTGAGCTACGTCTTCTCTGTAATCTGGACTTGCCCTGGTTAATGATTGTACTATTTTGGCCATAAACTTGCTAGCCCTCCTTGAGAGTAGTGATGACTACCTCTTGATTGTTGATAACCTCCACTATAGGTACCTCCAGGAGTCCATGATCCTGTTGTTCCTGCTTTAGCTCCTCCACTATAAGTTTTGCCACCACCATCACCCTTACCACTTTGATCTGTTTTTGTTATGTAGTTTTTCTTACCACCACCTGATGTGGTTTTCTTTTTAAGAGTATCAAAATATTTTTTTTGCTCATCTTTTTTCTTTTGTAAACGAGCTCTGTGAATAGCCACTTTTCTCGCGTATGCTTCTGGATCTTCTTCTTTTAATCTACTCCATTGTTTAGATAAATTAGCAAGAGTTTTTTCTGATCGAGCTATACTTTTATCATACATTTTAGCTAAGTCATTTGATCCAAACATAGATTGTAAATTTTTACCAGCTAAAACACCGCTTGTAATTTTATTTAATCCACTTGGATCCATCACTCCATATTGACCTGTGCCTTTTAAAAAATCTATTTGACCTTGAAGGGCTGGATTATAATTAAATGCTTTAGGATTAGTTGCATCAAATCCAGCAGCAATTCTTCCTATTAAAGTATTATTCATTATGTTTCTTATAAAATTTTGTGATTGATCATATGCGCCTGTAAATTTATTTTTAAGTCCTGTTATTCCTTCACCAACTTTATTAAACATTCTGTTATACCAAGCTGGTTGTTTAGGGCTTACATTAAAATCTCCTTCCATATAGGTTTGATCAATGTCTTGACCAAAATTATAGTCTGGTTTAATTCTTGGGTAAGAAAACATTTCGTTCATTCCTATTGTATCCGTACCCATAGGAAGTTGACCATATGTATTCATTTCATCCATTCCTATTATATCAGTCCCACGAGGATGCTGATAATTATAAGTACCCATATCAGGAGGTATAACACTCCCTTGCATCACATTTGTATTATAAAAAGGAGCAACCCAATTGCCTTGTTGATATCCTAATCTAGCAATACCACCACTTGCATAATCTTTTTCCCATTTTTTTGCGATGTCGGGTAAGTTAGCATGCATATAGCGTCTTTGCTTCTCTGATTTAAATGGCATTATCTTCTTCCTCCTGCATGTACATCTAATCTAAATGTACCTAGTTTCCAATTCGAATCTACAGCCGTGTTTGATATTTTAACAGCCACAGCCCTTGCTCGTGCTCTGCACGATTGATACGTAGTGCTGCTTGTAACATTAAAAGGACCCAATGTCGAGCTTACAGCTGATTGATTAGGATAATTTCTTAAGTCTAATGAGACGATTGCAGTTCCTGCTTGCGATATAAAGTCTGGTAAAAATCTACTAATTCTCATAATAAATTCTCCATCTCCTCTAAAAGTAATTCCTCTTTGTTGATCTTGAGTAATATCAAAATCTCCTGACAATATATTAGCTGGTATAGCTGCAATTACTCCACCAGAAGTTTGTTGATTTACTCCTGTTTCATGTTCATAATAAATAGTAGTTCCTTCTGTATTACCAGTAACATCAAAAGATGCATCGTCTCCAGCATCATAGGCTGTGGCGTGTGGTAAACCAAATACAGCTGAATCTTGCCACGTAGTTCTTCTAAATAATGTGCTGGCATTAGTAAACCAAATTGGTCGGTCAGCAGTAGAATCTAAATAACTATAGAATACAGCTCTATCTACTACGTTTGAAGTGGACGTTGGAAAAAACCACATAATCTCACCGAACAAGTTATTAAGACCACAGTATATTAATTGGTTAGATGTTTTATTAAGATCATCATAAACATAGTCTTCAACTAGACAGTCCATAGATTCTAGTTTACCAGTGTATCTAAAGAAACCGTTTTCAGACATCCAGTAAGCTGCTCCATCTACCTCTACTGCAGCGTTCATACCAATCAATCCGCAGTTAGTTCCCGCTTGTTCGTAAGCGAAAGTAAATGGAGTTCCCACAAAACGCATGGTAAATAATGAGGTATCCGTCCATACATAAATAGCGTTTCTTCCTAGTTTAGCTCCCATGATCCGTGATCCAGCGGCCAGTCTTTGTGTACCAGCACTATTGGTTGCTGTTGGTGTCCAAGTATTTATATCTTCTTGATTCGAGAATCTAATAAACATATCATCTTGTGTCGATGGTGTTCCTATAGTTGTTTCTGTTCCAAATAAAATTAAGTGACGATCGGGTGTAGATACTAACATGTCACGTGACGCTGTTGGTGCACCACTTATGACTGTAGCTCTAGTAGATGTGGCATTAGCCGCCGCTGCATCCCATTCTACCACCACACTATTATGAATAAGAGCAATTACATTATCGCCTAAATTATTAATTGACCATAATCCAGGGTCCGTTACTTTGTCAGTGTTAGCTGCAGCTGAACCCCATCCTGTCCAACTAGAAGTATTAGTTACAGTTGCTCCTCCACTATGTGCAGATCTTGTTGAACCTCTTACAGCTCTTGTAATACCTGTAAAACTTGTAGCAGTTACACCTGTATAAGAAATTTCTTCACTACCTACTTGAAAATAATTTGTTCCTGAAGATGGAAATCCTGTTGTACTTCCAACATTAATTGTAGTTCCTGATCCACCTGTACCATTGGCATCATCATTTAAACCTGGAGCAGTCAATGTAGTAGTAGTTGATCCTAAAACTTTACCACCCCATAAAGAGATACCCCATCCATAAGCTCCTACTTGTTCAGCAGGTCCCACCGGATAATACCATTGAACTTTTAAAGTTCCTGTTGTAGTAGCACCAGAATTACTCCCCATAGTTATTGTTACTTGAGTAGTAGAATCTACTGAAGTAATCATAAATTTTTTATTATCAAAAGTGGTAGATGAAAAGCCTGTTCCTGTACCCCCTGTAAAATCATCCATAAGTAATATATCACCTTGAGACATACCAGCTGTAGATGCTCCTCCAGAAAAAGTAATAGTTACAGCTGCTTGACCACTAGAAAAATTACACGTAAAGGCTCCGTAAGACCCACCAAAATCTGTTTTAATAGGATGAATGTCATAGAAGACACCACCTGTATAAGCATATAAAATACGGTTAGTCCCTATGATAGAAAATTTTTGAGAATCTTTAGTTACAATATGATGCATTTGTCTAGCTGCACCAGTTAATTTATTTTCTCCTAATTGATTCCAACCACCTATTTTTTCAGGAGTTCCATATCTAAAACGAACGTTTTCTCCTCCCGTCCATTGGGCTTCTGCTCCTGTAGCTGTAACTTGTTTGTTAAATCCTGGTAAAAAACCTATCTTTTGTAACATATAAAAAATCCTGTTTATAAGGTTTATATCAGATCTTAGGGAAATTCAAATGGTTAAAGCAGAGGGAATCAGTGGTGGATCATCCCCCTGCAAGGTTATCTTATAACTTATTTTTTAGGTAATGTAAAGCCTTTATACCAAGCAGGAAGTCCTAAAAAAGGACGTTTATCAAATTCATTTTCTTTAGCTAGTTTAGAACCTTTTTTATTATAATGTAAAAATACTTGACCACAATCTTGCCCTGTAAATTCTTCTCTCCAATGTTCAAGATCACATCCAGAATAGATGAGCATATCGCCTGGTTCTAAATTTATTTTAATTCCAGCTTGACCAATTCTACCAGAAGGTTCTAAATAAATTGGCCATTTATCTCCTCCTAAATTTAATGTAGTAGAAATTTCACAAGAATATCTATCTTTGTGTCTAGCTAATACATCGCCTTTTTTATATATTCGTGAATAAGAATAAGTAGGAGAAAGTTTTAACCCTGTATGTTTTTCCATAACAGGTTGAACTTTTTGTAATAAAGTTTCCATTACTACGTCTGCATAACAAGAAAAAGTATTTGGTACTTGTTCATCAGTCCAAACTCCCCATTCTTCTGTAAAAGGAGATATATATCTTTGATCAAATAGAAATCTCACAACCTTTCTTTTATTTAAAAAATAAGCATAACAAAAATCTGCCATTTCTCTATTAATTGCATTTTTTAAAACACTGTATTTATTTTTTTTGAACGACATTTAATACTCCTTTCGGTATAGCTTGACAGTTCCAATGTATGAATCTAAAGGGTTCATATCCCATGTCTACCACATATTGATGTGGCATGTAAGATGGAAAGAATATCATTCTTCCTGGTTTAACTTGATAGTTAATTTGTGAAGTGGCATAAGTTACTTTTGATTTATCTATTTCTGGTAAAAGATTCATTACATTTCCTGGTCTTGGATCCTCAAATAAAGGTCTAGATGTTTTGTCACTAGCTTTTAAAAAATAAAAACCAGATATATGACCATTCCAATGTGTGTGTAATGTGTGATGTCCACCGCCTTTTTTACTAAATTCTTGTACCCACATTTCTGTAGTAAATACTTGATATTGAGATAAATCAAAACCCATTTCACCTAGTAAATTATATGCTGTTGCACCTATGTAATCTTGTAATTTTTTAAAACTAGGATCACCAATTAATGTTGTTGAATGAAATACATGACCCATGTCTCCTTTGTCACCATATTTTTTGTTACGTTTATCAATATCTGCTTTTAAATTTTTTTTAGATTCTTCAATATATGAATCAGATGCTTTGTTTAAATCTTTTACAAACCCCGGCTCATCTGCAAACCATATAGGGCATTTAAATAAATCCTCTCTTTGTAATTGTTGTGGAAAAGTTATTTTAGTTTTTTGTTTTCTTTGTTTTTGTTTTAATTTTTTATTCTTCATTTATAAGGCCATCCTAAATTCCATATTACTAAACTATGTCTTGATCCTTTTTTAACTGGACATACTCTATGCCAAACAAATCCAGGAAATACAACTAAAGATCCTTTAGGAAGTATCTCTTTGCATTTACGAATGTTAGGTTTTTTATCTGGGTCCAAGTTTCTAAAATCAAATTCTAATTCACCACCTTTATATTCTTTAGGATCTGATAGAGTTACTGTTACAGATAGTTTTCTAATTTTACCATGAGTAGGGGTATTGGGTGCATTATAAGGTTGATCCCAACCATCACAATGCCAATCATAATATTGACCTTTATTATATTTAGTAAATTGACAAGATTCAGACCAATCCCATTGAAAATTCCAACCAGCATCTCGATTAGCTTGATTAATATATGGTTGAATTTCTTTATATATCCAACGATCATTCATCCACACTATATTAGAATCTCTTTTCTTTTTTAAATCTTTAATTTGAGATTGATTTAATTTTTTAACATCACCATAACCACCTGTAGTAGCTAAACCGTCTTGTAATTGTTTTCCATATCGTACAATGTCATCACAAATTCTATGAGGAATTGCTGATTGAAAGTACCAATAATAGTTTGTTAAATTCATACTAATTTAAATCCTCCAACAGCTATTCGTTTATTGCTTTTCGTAGGTAAACCTTCATGCATAATTAAAGCAGAAAAAACAATTAATTTTCCTTTTTGTGGTTTTATTTTTATCATACTTCTTTTTCTAGAGTCTTCACTATGATCGTTCAAGTAAAATATAGTCTCACCACCCTTGCAAGTATTTAAATATAATATGCAAACAAAATCTTCCTTTTCATAATGTCTGTGAGATTTCATTTGACCATTTTTATAGTATTCAAAAAAATGAAAATAATGATATTTTAATTTATTATTTTTTATACCCAAAGATTTACACACTATTTTTTTTAATTCTTTCTTTTTTAATTCTAAATTTACATTTAATAAGTTATGAAACTGTAGGCCGTCCTCTTGTTTATAAGTTGTTTCCCAAGTATCAATTAAACCTTCTGGTCTTTTTATTTTAAACTCATCAATTTTTTTATTATAAAAATTAGATAGAGATAAATATTTTGTATTATTTTCTTTTAATAAAGGATAGTTCATGTTTTTCATATGTCTTTATAGGACAATTTATATCTTTTTTAAAGATAAAGTAAAGCAAAATTAATTATTAGCCCACCAAAATATCATGGTTTTACGATCTTTATTTTTAACTTTTTTAAGCCCATGCGACACCTTAGAACCATCAAATAAAGTAAGCATCCCTGCCTGTGGTTTAAGTTTAATACCATTTCTTGTAAAAAATTCACCCCCTTTAAAATCATCATTTAAATATATTAAACTATTATACTTTGTCATTTCTCCACCAGCATAGTCATGTTTATGTAATTCACTATTAGTACCTACATGCCAATTTTGAAATTGAGCATAATGTAAATCAAGTTTTATTTTTAAATGTTTATAAATGGTGTCTATAATTTTTTTAGTTATTTTTTGATTGTCGGTAAATTCCCAAGTTCTATCTTCAAAAGGTAGAGAAAACCCTATATCTCCGATGTCTTTAATTTTATTAGAATAAAAATTACAAAGTTTTTTAGATAAAAAATTTTTAAAGACAAAGACTTTATCTTTCTTTTTTTCTAAGATTTGCACAAATTAAGAAATAGTTAATGTTCCTGTAACTGTAAAGGTTGCAACTGTACATGATCCAACAGGTGCTACGCTATTCGTACCCGGAGCCACTGTAAAAGTAAGTGTGTTTGGTGCTCTTATTACAACAAGTCCTGCACCACCATTAGCGCCATTACCATTACCTGGAGGACTACTTGGAGGAGCTGCTCCTCCACCTCCACCGCCACCACCAGTATTTACTGTTCCTGCTGTTCCATTACCACCACTTGGTCCTTTTCCACCAGCACCACCACCGCCAGTTCCACCAGCTCCAGCTGCTTGCGGGCCTGGTACACTTGGGAATGATCCACCACCAGAACCTCCACCACCACCTCTTGCCGTAGGAGTGTTTGTAATATTTGAAGTCAAACCATTTCCACCTGCTCCACCAGCACTACATCCCCATGGTCCACCAGCAGATCCAGCAACACCTGCTCCACCACCTCCACCACCAGCGTCTGAGCTAGGTCCTTTGTTACCACCAGGAAAACCTTGACATGCGTTACCACTACCACCAGTTCCAGGACCAGTATAAGATGCTCCACCTCCTGATCCACCTGGTTGTCCAGTTTTTGAACATGTCGGGGATGGTACAGAACTTGCTCCAAAACCACCTCCAAGAGAAGTTATACATAATGCTACACTATTATTTCCATTTGTTGCTCCAGGAGCACCAGTAGCACCTGTACCACCAGCACCTACAGTAATTGCATGAGTTCCTGCTAATATTCCACTTGCTTTTGTTTCTGTACAACCACCAGGTCCACCTGATGTTTCAGAAGCATATGAATTTCTATAACCACCAGCTCCACCTCCACCACCAGAATTTGATCCAACTACTGAATATCCACCACCTCCACCACCAGCAATAACTAAGAAACTAATACAGCCTAAAGTTTTTACTGGCCATGTTCCAGCTGATTGCGCTTCAAATTGTGATTGCATTGACCACATACCACTTGCTTTATCTAATTCTTTTACGATAACTATTCCTGATCCACCTGCTCCACCTGAAGTAGACACTTGGCCACCACCACCTCCACCACCACCTGTGTTAACAGTTCCAGCTACACCATTACTACCTGGTCCTCTTCCGCCAGCTCCACCACCACCAGTTCCTCCTGCTCTTGGTCCACTATCTGGAGGAGTTCCGGGGCCATCACCACCTCCACCGCCACCACCATAAACTCCAGAGTTTGGTGTTCCTGGAAAATCTGGACTAAAATCTGTTCCTGCTCCACCTATTGTGTTTGTTGATGCTGCACTAGATCCACCACCACCTGATCCTAAATAATTTGGTCCGCATATTGGAGTTTGTGCTGCTCCTGGATATCCTTCTACAGGATCATATCCTCCAGCATTTCCTGTTCCTGCTGGAAAAGGAACTGCAATTCTTCTTCCACCACCTGATCCTCCAGGTTGTCCTGCTCCCGCATCACTTGGTCCTCCTGGATTAGTTCCATCTCCTCCACCTCCACCACCACCAGTTGATGTGTAGGTTGTGCAACCAATAACTATACTTGAATTTACACCTTGTCTACCGGGTGCGGTTGGTGCTCCTGGAGTTCCCGCTGCACCACCAGCTCCAATAGTGACTGCACCTAAAGCTGTAGCTCCACAAACAGGAATTGAATTAATTCTTCTTGTTCCACCAGCTCCACCGCCACCACCACCGTCATTTCCACCTCCACCAGCTCCAGCAACTATAATTGTATCTATTAATCCTGTTCCAGGTTGTGTTGTGATTAAGCTTGGTGAGCTTGCTGTTACAGTTGTAACTTTATTTTTTCCAAACGAAGTGTTATTCGTTTGTCCTATAATACCGCCGTTTGCTGATCCTGAAGGACTAGCCATATGAGTCTCCTTATGCGGACACCCAAGCTAGCGCTGATGCATCCCAATTGAAATTATTTACTGGATCTGAATTGTCAGTTGCAGTCCATCTTAAATTAGGTTCGTCCCAAATAATTCTTTTATCTGTAGTATCAGTTGGAAAAGTAACTGGTGCTTGCCAATCATCATTACCATCTAATGACCACGATTGATATGGTTGTTTTCCTAAAAATTTATCTTTTGCAGCATCAAAAACCATTCCGATTCCTGCATATTGTT